ATTTTTAGTTGAAAAGAGTGAATTAAATAAAGAGGATATTATAGAGGAAGATAATGATAAAACTAATAATGATAAAACTAATAATGATATAATTATAGATGTAAATGATAATGAAATAAATAGCGATGATACTGACAGCACTGAAACAAAAAATGATATGAAAGATTTCTTAGATGAAATTAAATAAAATCTAATATAGTTTATATTATGGGCAAAAAGCTTACACATAAGAAAGGTAAAAAGATAATTAGAGGAGGTGATACAAATGAAAATATTTCAAATACATTGTTAATAAATAGTATTATATCATATTTACCTACAACTGAAACCGTAAAAAGCGAATCTAAAATAAGAGATTATTTAAGTTCAGTTGATGCTTTAACTTTATTAGAAATAATAGGTGGTGATGAGAAATATTTGAGATCTAAATCTTTAAATTATCTTATTGATAGTATTGATAAGAATACTTTAGATATCATCAATAATATGGGTGATGCTATAAAAATACCTAGTGTAAGAAAAGATGTTGATATGTTTGATGTAGACTGCGCTAGACTGTCGAAAAAGACTTCTGTAAAGGAACTCTTAGAGCTTCCCAATTTTTTATTAGATTGTAATACATCATTATGTAATCGTAATTTAAATTGGTATGATATTATTTTAGGTTTCAGAAAATTAGATGATGGATATGAAGAGCTTGTAAAAAAAGAAATCTTCAGTAAAAAAATATTGATAAATACGAATAAAACTTTGAATGCTCGTGATAAGCTAAGAAAAAATGAAAGAGTTAGAGAAATAATGAAAAGAAGAATATTAAAATGTTGTAAAGATCCTAGATCATTTTTCGACAAAGTTAAGGGAACAGTTGCGTGGATAGATTATAATCACTGTACTTCTTGTCCAACTGATGAATGTATTTTATACATAGATGAAAATTATAAAGAGTTTTTAATGATGAACTTAGGAATATCAAGTGTAAAAAAATTAAAGATACTCATATTCATGGAAATAAGAATACATTTAATATCTAAGTTTATATTTATTGAAGCATTGAGAATAAATAGTGTAAGAAAAAGAAAAATAAAAATACTTGTCGAAAAGATATATAGAAATGATTCAAAGAATGGAAGAATTGTGAAAAATAAAACTAATGAGGGTGAAATGTATGGTGGTGATGGTGAGTTTTCAATAGGACCACCTCCGGGAGCAGAAAACTCAATGGGGGGTCTCCCTCCGCCTCCGGGAGCAGAAAACTCAATGGGGGGTCTCCCGCCTCCGGGAGCAGAAAACTCAATGGGGGGTCCCCCGCCTCCGGGAGCAGAAAACTCAATGAGGGGTCCCCCGCCTTCGGGAGCAGAAAACTCAATGAGGGAACCCCCGCCTCCAGGAGCAGAAAACTCAATGAGACCCGATATTTCAAGACCCCCCGCAGAATCACCTAAAATAGAACAACCTACAGAATCTCCTCAATTAAATAGTGCGTCACCTCAAATAGATACTAATCAAGATATAAAAACCGAAGATATTGATAGTGACGATAATAAACCTAAAAAAGTAGTTGAAGAGTCATTAGATGATGAAGAAGAAGAATTAGTCGTTTATCTTACTTACAATATACAAAAAGAAGTAAGTGATATGAATAATCTTAAAAAAAGAATAATAAATGGAATAAAACGTGTTTCTCATATAGAAGATGTGAATAGTATAATGATAGGAAATCCAACGGGGACAGATGTAGGTTTTAGAAAAGGTAAATGTACATACTCTTTTGAAGTAACTATCGTAAAATCTACAGAAAGCTTTGATGATATAAAAGATAATATTTCTGATTCTATAAATGACGGTAGTTTTGAAAATATTTTAAATATAGATGAAAATATTTTAACATTAAGAGATGTATATTTTACAGGTTTGAATGGTTATTTAGATGGTGGTATGTTAAGATACAAACGTGGATTAGCAGATATTAAATTACCCTATCCACAGGGGGGACATAATGAAAAGATGAAGTTCTCAAGAAATATAAAAAAAATACTCTATGAATCAATAAACTCATTATTTGATGAGTTTGACTTAAGTAAAGGTAGAATACAATTAGAGCTTATTTCTGCTATAGATGATGATGAATCATCTGTTTTAGTACAATTTATGATAATGGACTCTTATTCAAAACTTGAAAGTTCATATTCAATCGCAAAAACAATAAGCGAAAATCTTAGCGCATTAAAAACAGATGTGATACAAGAAATAAATATGTTAGATAAATGTCGTGTATTTGATATTGATACAGAATGCAATGCTTCTAAGAAAAAACTTATTGATCTTAATGTTAAGAAAGTAGGTATGCAAAAAGACAGTATTAATATTGTAAATAACAATTGCGGTGAGATTGTTAAAAATCTTAGAAATAATTATGTATCTAATATGAGATTATCAGAAAATTGTAATGATGCTATAAATAAAGAGTTAGGTATTGAAAATTAATTATTAATCTTCATATGACATCTTAAGATCATCAAGAGAACAATGATTACTTTCTTCAGTATTCATTATTATATCAATATTATCTTCATCTATTTCATAATTTTCATCTTCATCAATAGATGAAAGTTCATTCATAAGTTTTTCTTCATCAAGTAGAATATCACACATACCAGTGCCAGATGGAATAATTTGTCCCATCATAATATTACTAGATACACCTCTAAGTTTGTCTCTTTCACCAAAGATCCCCGCTTTTATAAGTTGATCTGTTGTATCTTCAAATGAACATTTAGCCAATGGACCTGTATCTCCACTGTTTATACCGTGACGATCAATAGATACAAGACTTCCTCTACTGGTCATTACCTCACAAAGTAGATTAATATGTCTCATATTAATATATTCATCAAATACTTCTATCATTTGGCCAATCAAATGATTTCTAGCAGCTTCAATACCCAAAAGACTATATATTTCATTTACATCATTTGAAAAGCTCTTTAATTCATTTACATAATCACAGTTCATAACATCTAATAGATTTGTTCCATCAGTTTCTAGCTTCCATATTTTTTCATTAGTGATTTCATTATCTTTCATAATTGAAATATTATCTTGTGACATAACTATATTGTAAATATTAGGTATTCCCTTAACAATATTTTCATTCATAAACTCTTCAGTTATATCTTTTAGTGATGAAATTATATCACTTTGATCCGATATGCCATTGATATATTCTTCTTCTTCATTTGTAGCAATAGATAATCTACCTACTAATTCTTTAGCATTATCGTCGCTATATATAAACTTAATACGATCTATTTCATCTCCTAATTCTGCCCATTTCATAAACATATAGTTTATATCTTCCATTACTAATCCAGAATCCATCATTTTTTCCTTATCAAATGTAAAACGTATAATCCATGGTATAAACTCAATTTCTTCATTCTCAAAATCTTTAAACATTTTGTAAAGTTTAACAAGTCCAACATCCTCTTCAATAAGAGTATTGTCATTAGTTGGTTCATAATATATTTTACACGTTAGAACAATATCTCTAAATCTAGTATACTCTAATTTATTTTTGATAAATTGAGCTTTATTTTTATCAGTCGCATATTCTTTATGAAGATATATAGTGTCAGAGGGAGATTTTATACTTTTTGTTACATGAAGAAGCTCTCTTAGACGAGGAATACCTCTAGTTACATTCGATTTGGCACTAACACCTGCAAAATGGAATGTATTCAGAGTCATTTGAGTAGCAGGCTCACCAATACTTTGTGCGGCTACAGGACCAACCATTTCTCCAGGATGAATGATAGATTTATAATATTGCTGTTTAATCAAGAGTGAAATCTGTTCATATAACTGCTTAGTGATTGAATACTTATTAATCAATACTTTTGGTGCTAGATGAATGTCTATTAATATATTCAATATCTTTGTTGAATTATTAAGAGTATTTACATTAATATTCTTTTTAAGATTTTCATTCATTTTAAGAATATCAATTGGATGAATATCTGTATATCTTTTAATACTATTCGCTTTACCACAAATATTTTCTGTTATACGCTTTATATGAACTGGAAAGATAATATTATTTTCAGGTTCTTCATTAAATATTTCATAAAATAGATAATTACGATGTTCTATAATTCTCTTAAAACTCTTGTCTAATTGTTTCTGATATTCTTTAACCTTTTTAAACCTTATAAGTGTTCTACTATGATTTAATATCTTTTTCCATTCTGTTTCTTTATCATAATAGAAGACATCGTGTAAATCTTCTTTTTGACCTTCAGTTTTCTTGAAAGGTAATTTCATAAGGATAAGAGGTTGAGATTCCATATATATAGGATTTATAGCATCATCACCATATACAAATTGTACAACTGAACCGGAACTATCTCTAACAGTATAATCATATCCAACTTTAAGATCTTCTGTTGCTTTAATTAACTTTCTTTGAATGTATCCTGTCTGAGATGTTTTGACAGCTGTATCAATCAAACCCTCACGACCACCCTGAGCGTGAAAGAAGAACTCTTGCGGTGTTTGTCCTGTAATGAAAGAGTTTTCTACAAAACCTCTTGCTTCAGCACTATCATCATATTTATGATAGTGTGGTAATGTTCTATCTGTAAAACCATAAGGAATACGAGATCCATCTACATTTTGTTGTCCTAAACAAGCAATCATTTGTGAAATATTTGTTGGCTTTCCCTTTGACCCAGAGTTTACCATAGTAGTAATTCTATTCTTTTCATCAAGTGTAGACAATCCAATTTTACCTGTTTGATTAATAGTTTCATTTAGTAGAGCATTAACCTTCCCTTCAAAATGTTCTTTATTACTCTGTCCGGTCATATTTTCAAATATATTAAGATGAATCTCTTGCATAATTTCATCAATTTCTTTTTTCTTCTTAAGAATAACTTCTTTCATTTTTGCTGTTGTTTCTTTATCTGGAATCATATCACTAATTCCAACACTAAATCCTTCATTAAGTATAAAATATGATATAATTTTTTGTAAATCATCTATAAAATCTTTAGCTCTCTCATTTCCTAGATCATTACATATTGTATGTATCAAACCAAGAGAAGTTTTTGTGAAAATATTCTTATCAAAAGTCCCCTGTTCAATTATACCATTAGTAATCTTAATTATATTTTTTTCATCAATTGGAACATTATCATAATTACTATTTGGAGTATTCATATTGATAATATCGGGTAGTATGAAAGATAGTATAGATTTACCTGTCCAAAATTCACAATTTTTGTCTCCGATTTTAACATTGTAATCAGCTTCAGGTATAATTCCTCTGAATGTAGAAAGTTGTGAGAGTATATTCATCGCCTGCTTTTTAGTCATCAGTGTTGATGGAACTAATTTTTTATTCGTATCACCTTTAATATCATATATATTTGTATTATTATTCATCATCAGTTTATTTCCCTTCTTAAAATATAGATGTTCATAAGCAGTTAATTTATGAATACCCATAAGAGTATCTTGAACAATTGTGATTATAGGTTTATTTTCTCTAGGTGAAATAAGTTGATTTTTAACATTCGCAATATTGATTAATTCGCACATAGATGCTATAGATTGAGGAACGTGCATATTCATTTCATCACCATCAAAATCTGCGTTATAGGGTGGTGTAACACTTACATTTAATCTGAAAGTATTACCCTTCATTACTCTTACTCTATGAGCCATCATACTCATTTTATGTAGTGAAGGTTGACGATTAAATAACACGTGATCACCATCTAATAGATGACGACTTACAGTATCTCCATTTTCTAGTTCTATATCATCTGTAACACCTTTTATAAGAGTTATACGTGTATTATTTTTCTTTATTACATTATTTGCACCGGGCCATTTATCAGGTCCATTACGAACTAATTCTAATAGTTTTTTATGATTGAAACTATTCACCTTTTCAGGAACAGATAGATTCATTGCGATCTTAATCGGAACACCTAATTCATCAAGTTCTATTTGTGAATCAGGTGTGATAACACTTCTCGCTGAAAAGTCAACACGTTTACCCATAAGGTTATTCCTAATTCTTCCTTCTTTACCCTTTAGCCTCTCAACAATAGCTTTGAGAGGTCTTCCTGAACGATGTGTTGCTGGAGATACTTGTGGTATTTGATTATCTATCATTGTAGCAACATGGTATTGAAGAATATTTGTCCAATCAGAAATAATATCAGGCGAATTATTCTTTTCTATTTTATTTCTTAAATCATTATTATATTTTACAATCTCCGAAAGTTTATGAGTTAGATCATCATCCATCCTTTGTGAATTATCTTGTTGAACTGATGGTCTTACAGATGGAGGGGGGACTGGTAAAACTGTACATATCAACCAATCGGGGCGACACCAGCTACTACTCAATCCCAAATAATTACAATCTTCATCTGTTATCTTTTCTAAGATTTGCTTCGCTAATTCAGCATCTATGATCATAGTTTTCTTTCCAGAATCATCGCTGTCATCACTTTTCCACGATGCTTTTATTCCGGAGATTCCCTCAACTTTGTAAGTTGATGGTTGTTTACACCCACAACCGTCAATTGTTTCCTGACCACATACTTTTACTTTAGAACATAATGAGTATGTCTTTGACCATCTGTATTTACTATTTTTAGATAATGTAGATTTCATTATTTCAGAATCTTTATCAACCAGTAATTTAGAACATTTAAGACATACACATTTAAGAATCTTTTCTACGTGCTTTATGAAATGATAATTATAAATTGGTCTCGCTAATTCAATATGACCAAAATGTCCTGGACACGAAATATTGTTTTGACCACAAGTACTACATATCTTTCCTGTTTCAGTTACTCCCATTCGAGGATCAAATAGTCCCTTTATAACAGGATTATCTTTTTCATAGGTGTCTGTTTTTGTCACTTCAACAACGGAAGATTTTCTTATTTCATCAGGAGATGATATGCTAAATTGTATCCCCGAAACTATTTTTGTATCCGGTTTTGAGACTTTTGACATGTTCTGTAATATATATATACTTATACTATTTTTAAATCAAAATCAAATTTATAAATAAGTAAATTTGATGTTGATAAAATATATGATAAATTAATGTCAACACATAAAATGGTTACTCGCTCAAAAGGGAAATCTTCCACAAAAAAGAAAAATATGCCTCCGATTCAGGATTTTGATGGAGATGATGTAGATAAATATGGAAACATCAAGGATTTAATTGATTATGAATGCGATGAAGATATTGATTTTGAAGATTTGAGAAATACAATTAGTGGAATAAGAAGAAATAAAGATATAATCAGTACTATCGTTTTTGATGAGATTTCCGATGAAGATGATGAAGATTATGTTCCTAAAGAAACTAAAAAGAAGAAAAAGATTAAAGTTCAAGAAACTAAAGTTTCAAAGAAAAAGAAATCCCCTAAATCAAAAAATAAGAAACAAAAAATTGATG